CCTGTAAATAAATTAAGTCCTAGTTTTAATTCAGATATAAATTTATCTACTTGAATTTTTTCTAACGTACTCATACCTTCTCCATGTTTATACCCTACAATGGATGTCTCTAGATTTTGCCAATAAGGATCTACCCATAACCATTCATTTGTAAATTTGTCATCTCTGCTCTTTTGAACTAAACTTAAATATTCAGGTCCCCAATTAAAGTAATTTACTCCTAAACATCTTGTTGATGCTTGTTCACAAGCTCCCTTATAATCATAAGGAACTACCCAAATATCTTCACCACTAACTGCTCTTTGACCAGCAACAACCACTGCTTCTGTAGTATCAATATGTGATATCACAACATCTTTACCTGAATCATAAAACTCATTAACCACTTGGGTAGGATCTAAAGTCATACCCGGTATGTGAAACCAGAATCCAATCCAAGTTGCATCAAATTCTATGTCTCCATCAGCACAATATTTTGCTCCTAAGTAAGTTGCATTTGCTAATCTTCTTGTTTCATCATTAATTAATGGTCCTAAAAATCCAATCTTTCCATCTTTAGATTTTATTGCAGCAGCACAACCTGCTATCATTTGTCCATACTCCATCTTACCCATTATATTTGCTACATTTTTTAGTTCTTCTTTGTGGTCTCTACCCACTACTAAAGCACTATCTCCTGTAGACCAGACGAAATCAGTGTCTGGATATTTTTCTGCAGCTTCTAATATACCATCTTTCATATCATCTGAGGTTGCAAATATTATAGTGGCTCCTTGTGAAACCATATCTTCGACAACCGAAGGTATTGTTAAATCTGGTGAGTCAGCAGGGTTTACCATATCTACTGTAATCATTTCACTATCTAATTTAGATGCCGCATATTCACCACCTTCATAGTGGGCTTGTGACCATCCTTTATCATTCTTTGGACCAACAAGAATCATTCCTATTTTTGATTCCTCTGCTGGTTCCTCTATACTATCACATCCTAAAAATAGGAGTGGCAGCATTGCTAGTAGTAGTATTGATTTAAAAAGTTTAGACATCTTGCTCCCCCTTTAGCTCTTTTACAAAAATAGGTTCATCTATCTTTGAAAATGTATGTTTCTGCAGATTATACTTTGTAGCATAAATCTTTATTTGTTTGTCGTCTATTTCATAGTCAAAGTGTATATCACCTTTACCATCTAACGCCCCGACTTTTGGCGTATATATAAATCTACCCTTGTTCATTACATGCTATACCCACCACCGTCTCCTGTGGAATAAGTTTTTTTCTGTCCTTTTGGAGGTTGTATCTCTTCATCTTCATCATTATCATCATCTAATACTTCAATCTCTTGTTTCTCATCCTCTAAAGTTTCCCTTTCTGCAAAAGTAGTTTGGGTAGTTCCTGCACTGTAACCACTATATTTTTCTAAATTAGTCACAAATTTCTCTAATTCATCCTCTGGATCTTTTTCTATTTCAGGATTATCATCAATTAAGTCTTTATCGCCACCACGTTTATAAGGATTAGCTTCTCTTACTGTGGGGGATAGACCAGTAGATGCAGCACTTTGAAATGATTTTAAAGTAACTATTCCGGGGTTAGCTGCTGATACTATCTCATCTTCAGTAGACTGATCTCTACCTTCTTTTCTAGATTGATCATTTAAATTTTTTATTTTCTGCTCCACATCTTTTTGTTCAAGAACTGCAGCATTGTCATCTTTATCATTGTCTTTACCTTTAAATTCAGAAACTTTAGGGGGTTCTTCGTTTGTGTTAGGCTTCTTCCAATCTAAAACTTTCATTCCAAGATTGCCTCCATATCCTCTACCATTTGGATATTGAGATTTCATTACAGAATTCATTAGTTCAATTAGTGCTTTAGAAAGATCTGCACTCTTAGGTACTGGAGTATATTCATTAAGAAACCTACCTAATCTTTCTATACCACTTCTTTTATCTTTTTTTCTCTTAATCTCTCTAATATGATTACGTTTTCTTTTAGAACCTCCGCCACCATATGTAGGATTAAAAATACCTGAGTTTGTAGATGTGAATACAGTTCCACCACCACTTCCAAAACTTCCAGAAGTAGCAGCTCCTCCTCCACCTGCTCCGCCACCATTATCTTTATACATGGCTTTTTTAGTAGGTTTAGATTTTTTCGATGCTTGATATCTATCCAACATTCTTCTACCTTTAGCGGCAAGTTTTTGAGCTTGTTGTCTTGTGCTAGGAGCAGCTTCTCCCCATGCTCTAGCTGCCAAAGCTAATCTTGTTGGTTGTCCCTTCTTGTCTTTCATTGGACCTCTAGGATTTGTATAGAATCTTGTAAGAAAGCTACCCTTCCTTCTTTTCTTTTCAGGTGTATCAGCTTTTCCTTTTACACCCGGTTTTAAATTAGCACCTTCTTTTCTTTTAAAATATTTACGACCTGCTGCAGTTAAACCACCTTTAGGATTTTTAACTTTTTTACCTTTATATTTTTGTTTTAGAATATTTAAATATATATTATTCTTCCTCATAGAGATCCTCCTCATTATCATTAGGCTTTCTCATATTATTACCTGTTGGATCATAACTTATTTTATTAGTTGCATTGGATGGCAATGGTTGAAAGGTTGCTTTTTCTATATAACCTACTCCAGTTGCTCCAACATTTGCTACATAATCTACTCCACCATCTATAAACCATAGTTTTGTACCTTCATCATTTGAACTTTTTATTACAGGAGATTGATATCCTTTGTCTGCTAGGTCTTCTACCCATGTTTTTGCAAACTTAGCTTCGTAATATTTAGGTCTTGGTCTCATGTGTGGTGGTATCTTGTCTAATCCTAAGTCTCTATCTTCTTCTTTTTCTTTCCTATTATCAAAATATGTATCTATATCCTTTTCTTTTTTTCTAGTCGGATCAAATTCTTTACCATCATAGGCTTTGTCTAGTTGTACAGTTTTAATAGGTACTTTATTATATTTTTTATTCCCTGTGATTCCTTGCATTTTATCTTGATATTCAGAAGAAAGTTTAGTATTTTCTTTATCTACTTGATCTTTTATCATAATTTGTTTATCCCCATCAATATAAGAAAATGCATTTGGAAGTATATATGAATTTAAAGTCATATCTGTTTTCCAAAATTCTCCTTTAGTATCTGGGTGATTTAATTGTTTTGCTGCGTCAGTAGCCATCCGTTTCTGAAAATCTTGAAAATCTCCTTCTGTTTTTATAAAAGATAAATTTTTTGCTTTTCCAATAAAATCGGTAATGTTTTTAATTGTCATGTTAGTTGCTTTTGAATGTCTAAAAGTGTGGTTTTTTATTACATAACCATCTTTAACTTTCATAACTGCATTATGATATTTCTGAACATCTCCTTCATCATAGAATTTACCATCTTGTTCAAATACATAAGCATCTTCATCTTTATTCTTTAATATAGTTTCTAAACCTTTTGCTAGTCCAGCATTTTTTATAGTTCCAGATTGTATAGTTTCTTGTTTCCCCGGAAAATTATACTTAATTGTATCACCTGTTACTGATATGTGTTTCTTTTTAAATGTAGCAGTTGCATAAGATTCTTTACCTTTCTCAATACTATCAAAAGTATCTTTAGGATTTCCTATTCTAAGCCCTGTTTCCATCATAATCCCTGTAATTAAAGCTCTTACATCAGGTTTATCACTATTATATTGTGTATTAAGTTCTGTATCTAATATAGAAGATTGTTTTATTAATGCTTTCATCCTATATTCTTTTTGAGAATCTTTAAGTTCTTTAATTTCTGGGTGGGTATAACCCGGACCTTGAGATCTACTTAATCTACCAATTGTTTTATTCTTACCTTTGTGTCCAAATTCAGCATATGGATCATGACTTATATGTAACTCATGTATTCCTGCAGGTAGTATTCCACCTTTTTTACCTTCACCAGTAAAATGTTTGTGAGTATCATGACTATCTTCAGGGTGAGCTAATCTAACACCTTTGTCTTTAAACTTAGGATCTAAAGAATCATGCCCATGAGTATCCTTTAAGTTAAACATACCAACATACGGGGTTTTCTTTTCCTGTTCTCTTAATTCTAAATTAGAATTATTACCTATCATTTTATCTTCAAATCCCGGTCTACACCAGTATGTTCGTCTAATGCCATCAGCACCAGTAATTTTAACAGGCACCAGTCCTTGTTTACTTCTTTGAGTATTAAATAAATCACTTTTTTTATTTTCGATAGTTTTAGCATGTGCTACTTTATCCACTTCCCAACTTATGTTACTATCAACATCAAATTTTAACCCATTGTCTTTTTCAGCCTTCAAAATATTTAACCAACTCTTTAATAAATCATTAGACTTTTGAGTGAATGTAGAATGATATTGTCTAGCTCTATTAATAGCTCCTTTTTTATCTGCTTGTTTTAGTTCACCTTCTATTACAAGCTCATTTAAAAAGTCTTTTATCTTGCCTATTCTTTCCCCACCACCTTTTCTATTAGGCACGATATCTAATTCATCCATGATTTCTTTACCAGTAAAAGGAGATAAAGTTACTTTATCATTTTCAAGATCTATTGGATCCAACTTATCAATTGTATCTTGGAATGATACTATATGATCAGTATTGGCATTTATATTACCTTCTTTACCTACCTCATGAGCTGTTGCTACATAATTTAGTTTATTCAAGTTTTCTCTTAATTTTAGTTGTACTCTTCTATGATCACCTTCTGTTTTTGCAGTTTTAGGTGATGTATGATGTTGTACTAACTTTCTAACTAAATCTACCATATCAGATGGTAATCGTAAACTATTCAAACTTTCTTCTACAATTTGAGCTCCTATAGTTTCATAGTTTTTAAAATCACTATTATTCCCATTTGCTGCAGGAGGCTTACCTACATTATGATATAAAATACCTAGTCTAGTTGCTAAATCAGGTTTATCTTTATCTTTAATTATATGATGATCCAATGCTTTTAGTGTGTGATTCCAAGTATCAAAGTCATGTCCTTCTAGATTTTGCACAAATCCTACCATTCTTTGTAATGCTGGATCAATATGTTTTAATAAATCATTATCTTTTAAGAATTTTAAAGCGGATACAGGATCTTTAGAATACATAATTCTACCAAATTCCATACCTATTCTTTCTTTTGGCATATCAGCTAGTAAATCTTTTTGTTTTTTCAAACTATCTGTCAAAGAACTATCTGCTTTAAGATTCAAATCTCCGATAAACCTAGCAGCTCTTAACATTCTAATAGGATCTTCACTAAAAACTTTATCACTATCACCTTTAGGAGATTTCAATACACCATTTTTTAAGTCTTGTCTACCCCCAAAAGGATCTACTATTTCTCCATCAGGTCTTTGTGCCATAGCATTTATGGTAAAATCTCTTCTGACTAATTCAGTTTCAATGTCACCACCCATACTAATAATATCTACGAGTTGATCTTTTCCTAAGTTAGCTGTAAGTAAGTTAGGAAGGTTTTTACCTCCTTGATAAAATTTAGTGCTAGAGGATTTAAGATTACTTTCTACGTCTTGCTTTGAGTTAAACGTAATTACATCTATATCTTTCGGAGCCTTACCTAATATGCTATCTCTCACAGAACCACCTACTAAATATATAGGAATCTGTGAGTCAAAGTCTTTTAACCAATCATTAACAAACTCAGGTACTTCAGGTTTAACATAAACAGTGGTTAACCTTTCATAAGTTTGCCCTTGTTTAGGACGTACCGTTTCACTAATTTTCTTAGGGACTAGACCTTCTCTACCTTGTTTTTCAAACCAAGTCATCTTATCTCCTAGTCGTCATGTTCTTCATCATCGACTTCTTCGACATGAGAATACTCATCATCTTCTGATTTCTCATCAGGATCATATTCAAGAAGTTCATCTAAACCCTTAAAACCTCTGATGCCTTTTTCCATCTTTTCAACATCATCTTCTTCACCTGTTGGTCCTTCTTCAGCTCCTTCTTGGATAGCAGCTTGCATCTGAGCCATTTCAGCTTGTTGTTTAGATTGTTCAATTTGCTGTTGCTGTTGTTCTAACTGCATAGCTTGTTGTTCACCCTGCATCTTAGCAGTTGGAACTGGATCACCACTTACTACAAATTCAACATCTAACAAATCAACTTCGTCTTTTTCTTTTAATTCAACATTAAATCCTAATTGACTTAGCTGACTTGCCATAGCTACTTTCTGTTGAGTGTGAGAGATTATAGTAGCATCTGCTTTTTCTTCAGGTCTAGGTAATTCTATTTCGTAATCAGTTACTCCAAATGCTCTTAACAATTCTGGGAATACTTTTTCGTGAAATAGTCTTTGATCTGATTCTACTACTCTACTCATCACTGTTAAGTTTTGTGTAGTGCTTGATAGACCACCAAACGCTTCAGGTGTTCCTTGCCATGTAGGAGATACCCCCCACATAGATGCAATTCTTTCTCTAATTTCTTGTTTAACTGGCATATAGTCCATCTCTTGTAATGTATGGAACATTCTTACCATGTCAACTCTACCTCTATTGTTCCTTGCTGATACTGCTATCATTGGTATAAAGTTAGGATCAAGTCTTGTTTGAGCCGCTATATGTGCTCTTTCCCTTCTTAAACTTTCAGGATCATCAGTAGTTACCATGATCATAGAAGCAGGCATCTTTCTTTCAAAGAAATATCTGTATAAGTTTTTATCCATACCAATTAAGGTAAGAGCTTTCTCAAATACTGTTAGTATAGGTGACCATCCGTAAGTTTCAGATGGTGAAAATTTAGATAGATGTATTACTTCTGAATCTGCTAAATACATATGTTGGTTTCTGTGATAATACTTATACATCGCAGCTATTCTCTTATAACCTTTTTTAGACATACCCGGTTCTTCAGCTACATCAGTTCTATCTATAGGACACATAAAATGTGCATTTTTAGGTAATCCTGCTGCATCTAAGTCAAATTCTACTAATGCAGGGTTTAACCTTCTAATTTCTTTTACTTTTGCCCCTAGTTTACCATTAGGTAATTCTTCATATTCTTTCGCTAGATATAAGAAACCATCATCAATAGAGTTAATATCATAGTGGAATTGTCTTAAAACTTCTTCAAGACTTTGGTCAAATACGTTTGCATCAGCAAAGAATTTATTAAATCTTACTAATTGTGTCTTATCAGGATCCTTCACTTTAGCTTTTATCTTCATTCCACGTCTAAAGACTTCACCTGTTATGTGAGTCAATGGACCTCGTATTTCTTGTACGGAATAGGTAATAGTCTGTAAATCCATTACGAGTTGTTGACGATACGCCATTTGGTGTCTTACCCATGTATTTACAACATGATCAAGACCAATGGTTGGAGCTTGTCCTGTATCTCCTGATGCTTTTGACAACTGCAATAAGTTAATTTGTTCGTTTAAATTAGCAATTGTTTTAGCAACTTCTGGAACGTCTGGAAGAAATTCTGATAGTTTTGCCATAATTAATTATCCTCACTTATTTTTTCTACATCAGCCATACCTGCAAGATTAATAATAGCTTGAATTGCTCTATCTTTTATTGCATAGTTTTCTGAGTATCGAGGTTTTTTTGGTCCCTCTTTATATTTTACTACATTTTCTTCCATTTTCGACAGTTTTTCGTGTAATTCTTGATTTTCACGCTCTAATGCAAGTAAATCTTCATCATTTACTTCACCACTGCCTAAAGAAGCATTTTCTAATACACCTAAACGAGTAGCTTCCTTAATTAATGCAATAAACGCAGCTTCAGTTATGATAGCTACTGCATCATTATTATCTGGGATGTCGTCTTCAGAATCAAAATCCTTTAATGCTGGACTCCATGTATCTAATATTCTCCATGTTTTAGTTGAATCATCTTTGATAGCAACATATTGAACATCTCTGTCCCTTAATAAACTTCCTATAGCCATAATTGACCTCCTATTATTTTCTGTACTTAACTCTATTATATCATATTTGACACATCTATGTCAAATGTTATGCAAGTTCTTTTAAATATTTTACAAGTTTAGATATGCTTCCTACCCTTCTTGCTACTTTTTTTGAATACTCAGCTCTACTACCTACACCACCTGCTTTTCGTTTTTTTCTATTAGTAGCAGCTTTTTGCGATGAGGTTAAACCTGAACGTACTTTTTTAGGTAAATATCTACCACGTTTACTTTTAGGTTTCTTCTTATCTCTTTCAGTAACATAGTCCCAATCTTGATCGGTCCACCTACTAAGAGATTTTTGTCCTTTAGTCTTAGCCATTATTTCTTCCTATATCCCCCACCAGCTTTTTTATATCTTTGTGCAAGTAATTGAGCTTTTCTAGCGGACCACTGTCCGGGAGCACCACCCTTACTACCAGCTTTGATAGAAGCAAACTGACGTTTTCTCATAGCAGCCTTAGTGTAATTACCAGCCTGATTAACTGTTGATTTTTTCTTTCTTGCTTTTTGTATTATATTAGTTAAAATACTAAAAGTTTTATTAAGCAACATGGCACATACTCCATCCACAGACTTTACAAGTTTCACATCCAGATTCCATAACTATGTTAGGGGACTCACAACATTCATATGTTAATTCTGGTTCTTCAACCACATCGAAAAAACTTAATTGTTCTGTGATATCATTGTTTTCTTTTTCTTCAGTGCCTTTTACCAATACTTCTTTATCCCTACTACCAGCTCTGTAAACTGTAATACCTTTACAACCTAGCTTCCAAGCATGTACATAAGCAGCTTCAACGTCAGCAATAGTTGCTTCGTTAGGAAAGTTAATTGTTTTTGATATACCTGAATCACAATCCTCTTGGAAAGCTGACTGCATCTCAACATGATCTTCAGCAGATATCTCAGGAGCAGTAATGTATATTTCTTTTGCCCATGGTGGTACATCTTCTCTTATTTGTAAAGAACCACCTTGAGATAAATGTTCCATTAAATCTTCTGAATAAAAATCATGTTTTTTAGCATCTGCCTCAAAGTATTTATTCACATAATACAAAGTCTGTCCTTCTAGTATGTTTGACTTTTTCCAAGCTAGAGCAAAGGTTGGCTCTATACCACTAGAAGTATCTGCTAACATGGAGATAGTTCCTGTTGGAGCTACTGTTAATCTACAGGCATTTCTGTATTTTTCATCTTCTCCATAGTCACTTTTGTCCCATGCAGGAAATACACCTCTCTCATTAGCTATTTTCTTAGACTGTAAATCAGCCTTCTCTCTTATAAAAGACATAATATCTTTACCTAATTTACGCCCCTCTATACTATTATACTGAACTTTTAGCTGAATTAACAGATCTGCAAAGCCCATTACACCTAGACCTATTTTTCTAGTTGCTTTAGTCATTTGTTCTATTTCAGGAGTAGCGTATTTATTTGCGTCTACTACATTGTCTAAGAAATGCACTGCTGATTTTACAGTTTTTTCTAATTCATACCAATCAACATCATTATAATCTTCGTGATAGAACTTTGCTAGGTTGATAGAACCTAAGTTACAAGACTCATTTCCTAATAAAGGTTGTTCTCCACATGGATTTGTAGCAATCATTTCACCATATTCCGCTTTTACATGGTTATCTTTGTTAACATTATCCAAGAATATCATTCCCGGTTCACCATTTCTCCATGCTCCATATACTATTTTATCAAATACCTCTCTAGCATTTAATTCACCTACTACTTGTTTACTCTTAGGATTGATTAGTGAATACTTTATACCTGCTTCAACTGCTTTCATAAATTCTGCATCCACTCCTACTGAAATATTAAAGTTGTGTATATCACCTTCTACTTTTTTACAATCAATAAAGTCTAAAATATCAGGATGGTATACTGACATCACTGCCATATTAGCACCATCTCTCTTACCACCTTGAGTAATCATAGAAGATACTCTTGATAGTGTTTGTAATACTTGTATTGGACCACATGCAATACCATGCGTTGTCTTTATTCGATCACCTCTTGGTCTTAGTTCACTTAAAGAGAATCCTGTACCACCTCCAAATTTTTGAACCATAGCTATATCGTGAGCAGTTTTCATAATGTCTTCCATACTATCTTTTAAAGGTAGTACAAAACATGCTGATAAAGTTCCTTGCTCAGTTCCTGCGTTCATTAATGTAGGTGAGTTAGGTATAAACTTTAAGCTCTTCATTATGTCTGTAAAATCTATAGCTGTTAATGCTGCATCAGCAGCTAGCTGACTATATAGTTGCATATCTACTTTTGCTATAGCTTGACCTACTCTTTCAAACATGTCATCTGCTGTTTCGATAACTTCATTGTTTTCGTCTTTTAAGTAGTACCGACTTGTTGCGACTGTTTCTGCTTGTTGTGTTAATTGCGTGACCAATGTGTTCTCCTTTCTCTATCCTCTGTACCCACAGTACAGACATAAATTTCTTTCTTGTACCCAAAAGCTAGGCATACATACCATCTCTTTGCAGTCTGGGTTGGGGGCTGTTTGTGATTCTTCTGTCTTACTATTATACTCATTTCCTGTCCATTTTGACAGGTCAGGTAACTTTGTTTTTTCTTCTACATCTTTTTTATCGTCAGGGTCTACTGCATCTAACCAATCAGCAGCACTACCTAAACTTTCATATCTGTAGATAGTTGTTTCATAAGCTGCTTGTAATGCCATAGCTATTGAGAAGAAAGCATCTCCATGCCCCATAGGGGTCTCAGGTGCTTTAAGATCATTACTAACAGATAATATTTGCTGTTTCTGCCTTTCATCTCTTACCAAACTTAAATTCTCTGACATGACATATTCTTCAAATATTTGTGCCATAGTTCGTTTACTTTTCACTGAAAAAGTCATAGAGTGCCATACAGTATTTAGTCCCCTATCTTCTAACTCACCTCTTGTATTATCTATATATCCTTTTTCTAAGTTGAAATTCTCAGCGACTTCATTCAAATATTGAATTTGATCTGAATAATTCCATCCATCTAACCATGATTGATGAACCTGTTCCATCTTATCACCCCGTCTTCTAAATATAACTAGATGTGATGGGTGTCTTTTCTTACCTACGTCAAATCCTGCGAATAGTTGATCCCCTGCTTCAGTCTTAAAAGGTTGATGTGCTGAAAAAGTCTTTAAAGTTTCATCTTCACATTTAACTATATCTTCTTCATTAAAATATGCCTCTGTTGCAAAATGGGGTACTAATAAAAACTCAGAAGCAAATGATTTTGGTCTTGCTCTTTGCTGATCTAATAACCACTTCTCACTATATAATTCTGGCATTAATACTCTTCTTCCCGGTTCGGGATCTAATGCAGGTAATACTCTTGATTTAAATCTATCATCTTTTTGCAGGTTACTTAATAAGTCTCCCGGCATCATAGGAGTACCTAATACAATTACAGGTACACCTTTTAGTGGAATGAATAAACTTTCTGTCATAAAATGGTCTTCAACTTTAGTTATCTGACCAGTGTTAAGAGGGTTTTCAGGATCTCTTAATACGTCATCAGCAATTAAAGCACCATTAACATGCATACCTCTTTTGAAAGAGAATAATCCACCATGCATAATTTCAACTGGTCTTTTATTTACATGATATCTAAATGAATAGTCTGCTTTTGGAGATCTATTGTCCATCATATCCAACAATTGTGGATTCCTATTTATACTCTTGTTTATTTCTTGTAAGTGATATCTAGCCATTCCATCACTGTAAGACAAATAAAGCACAGACATATCTCTTTTTGCTTTTAACAATCTCCAAACACTGAAAGCGTGTCCTAATATAGTAGATTTAAAATGAAAACGTGGTAACACTGCTACATAATTAAGACCTTTTTCTAAACAATCTTCAATATCTTCAGCAAGAACCCCAACGTGCCAAGCACCAAAGTATTCTGGGTTATCAAAACTTTGTGACCAAACATCTCTAAGAAACTCATAAAAGCTACCAACTTTATATGATACATTGCCTGTAGTAATACCGGCAGCTAATTTATCAAAAGCATCTCCAAATGTAACCAATTCTTGTTTTTTATTATTCGATGTCATCTCTCTCCGCAACTAATGTTCGTAATCTATTTGCAACTTTTGTTATAAGATCTGGATCTGTAATTTCTTCCACTAATACATTTAAAACATCTTGTACAAATTGTAAGTTTATCATACCTTCTACAGTTTTTCTTTCACCTTGTATACCGATGTCTATAGCTTTTACTGCTTCAAAAGCTCTTTCAAAGTCTAGAAGCTGTAATTCAGATTCAGCCTTCTTCCTCATTTTTTCATAGGAATCTAAATGCTCACCTTGTAATCTAGCAATTCTTTGACTTTGTTTTTCTTTAACAATCTCTTTTGCTTTAGTTGTCATAGAAGCATTTTCACTCTTCCAGTCATACTTTTTTGCCCAAGCATATATAGTTGGAGCTTTTACTTCAAGATCAAACTCTTTATTTATAGTAATAGCTATTTCATCTCCTGTTTTATTATCTAAAAATAATTCAAGGGCTGCTAATTTCACTTCTTCAGGATAGTTTTTAGGCATTATTTACCCTCCCATTTAGAACCAAATGAATAATTGGTATAGCCTTGATCACCACTTTGTGATTCTATACTACCACCTATTGCGGATCCACCCTGCATTAATCTACTCATGTCCATTCTACCTGTTTTATTAGATGCGGCATTAAAACATTCTGGAACTTTGTGTTTTAAGTTACCTGCTCCTGTTATAGTTTTAAATCTTATACCTATTTCTTTCTTATTACATACACCTTTCCAAGATTCATCTTGTGTTCCAAGAGGTTGATAGTTAGGATTCTCTAATATAGTTCCTATTTTTCTACTAGCTCCTTCAGGAGATTCGTTATGTATGCAAGAATAATAATCACACCAAACTACTTTGGCGTATTTCTCTTTAAATTTTTCTGCAGTTGTACCCTTTGGTAAACTATCTTTAGGTTTAGCCTTGCTTTTTTTTCTAGGTGATGAATAGAAAAATTTCATATCATCGCTAGTTTTCTTATATCCTTTAGGAATTCCCATCTTTACTCTCCTTTAATCCATACAGTGCAATACAAGCTGCATCTGCAAAGTCTTGTTCTAAAAATATATCTCCCCATTTATCCACAGCAAATTCCATGATTTGAGTTTTAGAGCAGTTACCTTTACCTACTACTTGTTTCTTCCACTTTGTGTTGTCTACTAATTGACAAGGTACACGATTTTTGTGGCATGCTAATTGAACACCACCTACAACTCTAGCTATTTCAATTGTGGATTTTGGGTTTTGTATATAAATTGCAGCTTCTACAAAAGCTTTCTCTATACTTATTGTATTTAATATCCCTGAAAAATTATCAACAAGTGTTAAGTATATTTTTTTAAATACTTCTTTACCACAAACTTTCTCACTTCTTAATTGAATTAGTCATTCT